CTCTTGTGTCGGTATTCCATTTGCAAAAGATATAAAATATGAACCACTAAATCCATTCTCTATATTGTTTAAATGAAACTCTGCTACCTTTTGATCAACTAAAGCCCAATTGTTAGCTGCTATATAATCAGGAGTATGATATATATCCATATTTGGACTATAAGAACCTGTATATAATAACTGACTAGCAGCAGTTCTATCATTCATATCAAATGCTGCAATTGGATATGGTTTGTGTGTTCTAACATTTGACCAATCAGAACTAATAAAATAAGTATCTACTTTTCCTAATTGATTTGGTCTCCCTGCACGAACTCGTTCGACTGGAACGTGGTATATTTCAGCGATTTCTGTTCTTTCTCTATTCCAAATAATATGTATTGCATAAGCACCTTGAAGCTTAAAATCAAAAGCTATCTTTTTTATCAATTGATGTAAAGATTCTTTGCTATTAGCGTGTCTTAAAAACTTTTTCAGTTTTACATACATTTCTAAATTAGTATCATCTTCATCAGCTATAATATCTTCACCTGCTATCATTTCAGCAGTTTGATTTATAATTGCAGCGTGTGTACTAGAATTATAGTAAAGGTCAATTAAAAACTGAGGATATAAATTACGCCAATTTTCTGTTCCATATTCTATATAATCTTTACCTCTAACTTCCTGTACTATTGGAGCTGTTTCAGTTTCTAAGTTTATGCTTAAAATATTGTCTTTCATATTATTCGTTATTAGTCCATTCAGAAGAATACATTATTGCAAGTATTTCTTCATAGTTGTATTGTTGCAAACCTACTAAAAAATCAGGTGTATCTCCTTCAAATTTTAAAACACATTTAGTTTGATCTAAAGAAAGTCTTAATGTATCTCTACTTGTTTCTTTAACTTGATCAAAATTTATCAAGTTAACATTTGCCATATTATAAATTACGTATTTCATATTTTACATTTAAGGTACATCTGTACTAAAAGTTGTTCCATTAACTAATGTTCCTGAATTTGAATTTGTAGAACCATCTGCAATAGTTGTTCCGCTGCCTTCTTCATTTCTCCAATATCCTGCTAAATCACTTTCACCACTTAAATCAGTTGGTACTCCTGAATTATATATAGCTAATATTTCTGCTGAACTTTTAGGTTCATCAAAAATAGCAATTTCGTCAATTTTACCCTTCCAATATCCTGTTCCACTAAGTCCATTTCTCCCTAATTCAAAAACAGATGGTGTTCCTGCCCAAGAACCAAATGTAGTTTGAGTTGTACCTACTTGTGCGCCATTTATATACGCAAAAAATCTACCACCAGTTACGTTCCAACTCATTGCAAAATGATAAAAGGCATCATTACCTTCAATACCTGAAGCATCTGTAATAACTTGTGTATTTGTTCCTGCTGCCTTGTACATAAATTTAAACTCATCTGATGAGTGTAAATAAATTATTGTTGCTTGATTGTTAGAATTTGTATAAAATTTGAATATTGGTGTGTTATCACTTACATTTTCTAGTTTTGCCCAAACAGAAATTGCGCCACCTTCTACATCAATTACACTTGCTGCACTATTTAAATTTACATAATCATCAACACCATCAAAAGATAAAGAATATAAATTGCTGAATCCAACAGGGCTGTTTCCTGCTCCTATGCTTTGTCCAAGTCTAAGTGCTAACATTATGGTATATCATCTCTATAACCTATTCCAACACCACTTGTTAAAGTGATTGCAGTTATATTCATAAATAAAGTTGTTCCTGCAGGTAAGGTTGTTTGTAGTGCTGCTTCACCTGTTGCATCTGCAACTGTAATAGCTGATACTACACTTTCAACAGGAAAATGAACACAATAAAAGTTTTTGCCTGATTGTGCTGCTGTAGTGAATATTTCAGTATTTCCGTTTTTACCTAATTGTTCGCTTAATAATTGTTGTACGTTTTCTATTGCCATTGTTTGTTATTTATTGTCCGTAATATATATAATTTGTTCCTGATGGTTCAGGATGTTGTGTGTATTTTACTTGTTCAGTTCCATCTTTGTCTGCTACATACATTTTTCCTTTAGTTACAAGCCCTTGTACTACTCCGTGTGTAGCTCCAATAGGTAATACATCATTTTCATTAACAGGTGCATTTCCTGAGCTTATAGCTACTGCTCCTGTCCAACTTACTTCAAACGCTTCATATTTCCAAAAACCTGATGGCTTTAAATCTACATCACCTGTATATACATCAGGAGTTGCATTGTAACTAAATTGCAACCTTGTATATCTTTCAGTTATTAAGTGTGATGTAGAATAAGCGTATTGTACTGCTCCACTCATATCATTAGTAAATTTCATCAAATGCCTAATCTTGCTAGAATCTACTGATGTATCTATTCTATTATCTTCTGTTTGTATATAAGCAGTTAAATCAGTTTCTGTTTTAGCTTGTATCATACTATATAATAGAAAAGTTTGATATTTATTTGCTTATAAAAAAAAGAAGTGACATTAGCCACTTCCTTTTAACTATATAAAAACTACTAAATGAATTATGATTTTATTATATTACTAATTGTAAATGCACTATTGTCAAATGGTGTAGTTGTATAATCCGCTACCATCGCAAATGGATCTGGCTCCATTCCATCGAATGTAAGTGTATATCCGTTACGATCTGCGAATGCTGCCCCACTATCAATAGTTCCTGCATTTAATTCTAGTCCGTTAGTTATTCCTAAACCTACAATAACATCGTGTCCGTTTGTTAATTGTTGATTTAATTGAGCAAATACTATAACTCTAGTTTGCCCTAGTAATTTGATTTGGTTTTGATCCTCTTTTGTAAGTCTGTTTAATATTACATTAACAGTTGGAGTATAGAAAATAGTTCCGTTCTCACGTGAACCTGTTATTGTTTCTGATAAATTTGCAACTCCAAGAGGTGTAGTGTATCTATATAAATCGTTTGATCCCATCTCTATATCTGTAATTTCACCTGATGTTACAGGAATAGATGTTACCTGGTCATAAACTGCAAAATATATATACTTAATTCCTCCTGATATTCGATTACAATCAAGCCCTCTACCTTTCGTTAGTGCTGTACACGCCATATTTTTTTATTTTTTTAAGGTTAAAGGAGCAGGAGTTTTTACACCCCTGCTTCTATTGAATTAAGTTTATTATGATTGTCTAACAATATCAGCTCCAACACCTGTTTGAACACCTGCTGAATATCTTGCTACTAATCTCATATTATCTGAACCATCTAATTGAGCCATATCCATTAAAGTAATTCTTGTGTGGTCTGAAAGTAAATCAGTTCCAAAGAACAAGTTAGACTTTCTTGCAGCTACTACTTGATTATCTGCCATACCTGGACAAACTGCAATTTTGTAACCTTCAAATACTGGCTCATAATCTCCTGTCATATTGTAAGCATTTAAGTATCCTAATGTAGATACTGCTGAAATGTAAAGAGCATAAGTCTTAGCATTCATATAAATATGTAGATCATCTTTTCTCAAAATTGGAGAAATGTTAGCCGCCATATCTGCTGTTAAAGTTTGTAGGTTAGCTATAATGTTAGCTGCTGTATAAGCACCTGAAGCTGAAGATTGAACAACTGTTCCATCTACACCTGGTAAAAGGTATCCTGTAACAGCTCCTAAGAATCCGTTAAATTTACCTGCTACTGCTGTACCTTCCCAAATGCTTTCTTCTGTTGCTTCTGCTATAATTTCTCCCATATAAGAGATTACATAGTCATCAAAAGATGCAGGTGGTGGTGCGCCTGCTCCTGCTCTCATTTGTAGAGCTTCCCAAGAATCTAATAAAGTTTTCTTGCAAAGGTCAAGGTTAATTTGTAAGTTTTTTGGCTCTAGAACCTTTTCTGTAAGTGCTAAAGTACCTGCATCTGTAAAGTCGCAAGTAGCATCTGCAACTACTGAACTTCCAGCCATACGTTGGATTGAGCTCTTAAATTTAACGTTTTCGATAATGTTTAAGTAGTCTAATGATTTTGCTTCTTTCAAGGCAGCGCTGATATAAAATCCTGCTGCTTTACCTGAAAAATTTGATGTTGTAGTAAACGCCATTTTTTTTTGTTGTTTTAATTATTAATATTTATTTTCCTAAGTTGTATAAAAATCTTTCTTGTCTAGACAACCTATTGTATTCTTTTTTAGATAAAGGTTTTCTATCTGAGCTAAATTTATTTGTATTTATTGGTGCATCAGCAGGACTTGTAGCTAATTCAGTTTTTAATTTTTCATTTTCTTCTTTTAGCTTTTTGATTTCATCTTCTGCTGAAAATTCAACTACTTCAGTAGTTTTAGTAGTAACTGTTCTAGGGCTATCTGATTTTGGTTCAACAACTTCTTCATTCATCTCTACATCTTCAGTTTCACCTTCGCCCATCTTTGCTTTAATATCTGCAATAGCATCTTCTAGGTTATCTACTCTATCTTTCATTTCTTCATAAGACTTTGCCCAATCTGCTTTTTCTGCTGGGCTTTCTTCTTCGTATTTTTTCTCTTCATCTTCCTTAGCCATTTCTTCTTTTTCTTCGTCTTTTTCAGCTTCAACTTCTTCTTCTGTTTCAGACTCCATAACTTCAGAAACTACACCTTCTTCTTCTACTCTAAAAGATACACCATCTTGCGTTTTGTATGTACCAATTGGAAGAGGAATTGTCGTGCCGTCTTCTGTAAGTACAGAAACATCTACACCACTTTCAAGTTCTTCAGCAGTAGAAACAAAGATTGTTCCATCTTCTGATTTTGATTGCCATCCTAATTTTACTTCTTCCTCAGTTTTGTTTAAACCAAGTGCTACTAATATTTGTTCTTTTAAATCCATAGTGTTCTTTTTTAATATAATAGAATAATTGTTTATTTATTTGATTTTTAGATATTAAAGCTATCTATCTTACCTA